AGATACCTGGCAATCGGTAGATTCAATCTCTCCGGAGGCGTCTTCTTTGCTTTAATAAAATCATCTTTAGACAAATCCTGAAGAGCAGCATCCTGATCTGGATATGTAACACGAAAAATGAAGTCTACTTGTTCTCCTAGCCATGCTAAATTTGACAAGGTCTCTTCATCCTTAGCTCGAGCAAGTAATCGCGGATCCCACCTCATCGCACGGCAAACATGTTTAACCTGAAGCATACCCGGTGAAAGTTTTCCCTTTGTGACTAGGTCCATATCTCCCATAATACCTTCAAACAGCTCTGGAGTCAATTCCTCCCATGCGTTCGGTATCCCAAACTTTTCCAGATGTACACAAAACTCAATCATGGCATTAATTGTATTTTATCTTCCGGTTGATTGAATGAAGTTTCAGTCTCAATATCGCTATCCTGTGGATCCGATAATAATAAGTCGATATCTTTAATCAAGCTATTGGCCTGACCTCGTAACTCTGCTGATATAATCAATAAACGGTCTTGTTCTTGAGTACCATATCTCATAACTTTTGAATCAGTAAATAGATTCCGAATTGTAGATGGAAATTCCAATATATCGAATCTATTTAAAGCAACGGCCACAACCATTTTTGCAAGTGCTCGATTAATCAATGATAAAACAGAGGGCTTCTCTTTTGCACGTTCGAGGTACCCCGTTAAATATTCCTCTAGGACTTCAATCTGTATAGGAATACAGCGAAAGAAGAAAAGATACGATAAATCAATACTGTATAATAAGTCGAATTCTTCAGTCGTCTTTATCTGCAATTTATCAAGCATTTTATAATACCTGGTATCTTCCCATC